AGGACTTCAGCAGCGGAGAGCTGATGAAGCGGAAGTCTTCACAGGCACCGATCTCGCGATCGTGGATGGGCTTGAAGCTGCCGTACTCTTCCACACGGGTGAAGCCCGGCAGGTTACGCACGTCAGCTACCGCGTCAGTGTGGCAGAACACGATGAACGCGGGCTGCACTGCGCGGGTGCCGAAGTTGACACCAGGAGCCAGACGGCTGGTCACGCGGCGAGCACGGTTGCTTTCCAGCGTACGTGCGGCCTTGCGGATAGCATTCAGGCTGATCGGGGTGTTGATGCCGGCGCGGGTTGTGCCGTTGGCGTAGATCACAGTGGACCCGGCCTTGAGCACGCCGTAGCGCACCATCTCCATCACTTCGGCCATGGTCTCGCCAGTCAGCTTGACCATCTCGCCGGGGATGTCGTCTTCGTACAGCTGCTCAACTTTGGAGCTGTACTTGAAGAGGATACCGTACTGCTGAAGCTGCACGGAGACGTCCTGGAAAGTGATGGTGTTGCTGTTCGGCGTTACGCCTTCAGCCAGTACGAAGTTGCTGGCCTCGATGTTGGGGGTGCCAACATAGCGAGAAGAGCCTTCGATTGTTGTGCCGGCAGCAGAGGCGCCGAACGGCAGAGTACGACGGAAGACCAGCGTGTCAGTGCTGTTCATCGGCATCTCGCGCTGGGTACCGAAGTCGCCCAGAACGGTGATGGGTTGTGCGTGTTCAAGCATACCTTGCGCTGCGCGGATTAGGTTACGCGACGCGACGGTACCGTAATTTTGAATTGCCATGGGGCAGATCTCCTAAGTCAGTTTGTTAAAGGCCCTGCTGCGCTTTTTTCTTAGCGAGCTGTCTGGCCTCGTAGTTCCACAGTTCTTCGGGTGTCATTGTGTCGAGTGTTTTCGACTTGCTTGACTCACCGGGCTTCGTTACTACAGCGTTGGAAAGCGTGGCTCTTCGCTGATTTTTTATGTCAGCTACCGTCGTCGTGGTAGGAGTCCTTGCAGCCTTGAACAGATCAATCACCCTGGTCGCGTCAGCGGCCTTGGGACTGTCGATCAGGTTGTACACGTCAACGGGCTGGGCGCCGATCCATTTGACGAACTCGTCACTGTTGATCGTCTCCCGCCAATCGCTGTGCTTGGTCTCCAGCTTGGCGTACTCGATGGCTTCCAGGGCTTCGGTCCTGATCTTCTCGGTGCGCTCTTCGATCAGCCTGTTCAGCTGCTCTTCCGAAACGCCCTGTGAAGGCTGGCCGACCTTGGTGCCAACGTACTCTTCCATCGCTTCAGCCCACTCAGGGAAATCCTGTTTGAGCTGTTCCCACTTCTCCGGGTTCGCAGTGGCTTTGGCAACGTCGGTCTGGGTTGGCGTCGCAACTTGTGACAGTCGCTTCTGCTCTTCCCGTTCTCTTTGCCAGGCCGCTACACGCCCCTCTGCTGAGAGGACATGATTCCTGAGATCCTCGTTCGCTTTTTGCAGGTCCTCGATCTTGGCCAGAAGTTCAGGAGGCAACCCTTGGAAGGGGTCAACCGGTTCTGGCTTTGACTCTGGCTCTGGTTCAAGCTCTGGTTCTGCCGAAAGAGCTGGATCTTCCAGGTCTTCTGACAGGCCTTTCGCTTCTTCGTCCCACAGCTTTTGCGCTTCTTCAGCGCTCAGGATCTGCTCTTCGCTCACTTGTTTCTCCGTCATCTGTCTTCGGGCGAATTTGTATTCGCCTCTCAACTGGCCCGGCAATGTCATTCAGACATCGGCGGAGCCCCCACCTCAAGAGTCGCCATTTTTGGCGAGTCTAGAATTCTTTTGAGCACTCGGATCTCGCCCCTGTAGGCGGCGGTTTCTTCCGCAGAAAGTCCGAGCGTGTCGTTTTTCTTACGCACTTTGTCCAGTTCTTGAACGGCCCATCGTTCCAATTTGAGCCACTCTTCTGGAGCCAGATTCAACGCATTCTGCATGCCTATTCCCTTGATATTAAAGGCAATCCTATGACAGGAAGCGCAGTTTGTACAGCGTACTCTGATATAGCGTAACAATTTCGTCGAGGGCGTTGTTCAAAGCGCTCTCTTCCTTCGGGCAGATCTGCTTGCGATTGTCGTCGATCCACGCCATCTGCTGCTCGAGGATGTCGCTGATGTCGCCTTCGAATTCGTTGTCGATCAGCGGAATGTCCAGCAGCTCATTGAATCGGCCCTGGTACGCTTCAACAAAGCCATCGACCAGCGGGATCACTCCCTCGTAGAACGCGCCCAGCGCCATGTGTTCCGCAAAAGAGGCGGTGCGCAGGTGCTGTCGGTGCGTCAGGTCTCGCGCCACGAAGATCATGGCCACCATCATGCCTGTCTGTTTCATGCTCAGTACCCCGTCTTGCCGTATCGCGGGAAGGCGGCCAGGATGACCGTGATGCTGCTGCCAGTGCCGCCAGAGTTAAGCGGCCGCACGAACAGAGGCGTTTCGTTGCTGGTATGCACACTCGCCTCGGTGTAAGCCATTGGAAAGGACCCGCCGTGGCCGGCGTTGCCGGAGCCGCCTCTCTGGGTAAGCGTGTCCCAGGTTGTCCCGTCGTTAGAGCCCTGCAGCGTGCAAGTAGCCCCGCCGAATGTGCCGCCCACCTGGAACGTTAAATCACAAACTGCTGGAAGACGGAACGGCGACCCGCTGTCCGTACCGCCCAAGGCGTCCCACGTCACCACAATCGCCCCGTCTCTGGTGCTTGAAAACTGTACTGTTGCCATCACTTGCTCCTCATCGCTTTGCTGAGCAAGCCATCACGCTTGCCGGGTTGTTTGGCCGCCGCTTTGAATGCCTCGTCGGTCGGCGCACCTTTGCTGCCTGGCTCGCGCATTCTTTCGCCAGAGCCGGCTTCGATTCTTTTACGCTTGGCGTGGATGTTCGCGTACAGCCCTCTCATCGTTTCGCCCTCATCGCTTTGCTGAGCAAGCCTGCGCGCTTGTCCGCCTGGTTGAATTCTTTGGCCACCTTCACAGGCACGCCCACCTTGGCAGCGAACTTGGGGTCATGCGCCGCTGCTGCCATCAGTCGCCGCTGCTTGTCTGATACGGAAGGCATACGTAAGTCCTTGATTTTCTTACCATTTAACTTTGTCGGCCCAGTACGCCGCGCTCATCTTGCCCTTGGCGATGTTGCTGGCGTGGCGCGCCTTGAACGCCTTGTTGCGCGCGGAGCCGTCCGGGGAGCCTTTCACGCCCTGCTGCCCAAAGCGGATGATTTTCTCTTTTCCGTCCGCGCAGGCTTTGACGACGTGGCTCTTCTTCGGGTGGTCTGGAGTGCTGCGCGGAGCGTTGCACTTCATCTGGCTTTTGATCAGGCCCTTGCTCATATCCCGCTCCCCATCTGCATTTTCAGGCGCCGCTCAGCGGCAAACAGGTTCTGCTTGCTGCGCTCCCTGATCGCAGTCTCGCCCAGCTTGGCCTTGATCTGCTCCAGGGTCATGTTCTGCGCGTTGGCCATCTTGAGCATTTCCAGCTCGATCATCTGCTGCCGCTCCTCACGTCGGGCGCGGATAGCTTCCTGGGCAATCTGCAGACGGGTCTGCAGTTCCAGGATGTCGCCTTGGTTCTGCGCCTGCACACGCTGAACGTCTGTCTCGGCGCGGATCTTGGCAGCAGCAATGCGCGGGTCTTCAGCCTGGCCCTGCTGAGCGGCCTGGCGTTCTGCATCGATGATCGCCTCGATCTCCTCTTCCGGTCGGAAGATCTCCGCTGGGTCGACGTGCTGCGCCTGCAGTGATCGCTCGAACAACTTCTTCGGGTCGATGTACTTGGCGTAGATCGGATTGGCCGCTGCGGCAAGCAATTGCATGAACGCTTGATTTTGAATGTCTCGCACGACCAGCGTGCTCGATCCTCTCGCGTCGATAGAGAAGTCGCCTTTTATGCTGCTGTCTTCGTTGTAAAGCATGTTCCAGTCATAGCAGCGTCGGATGTGCGGCTTGGTCACCATGTCGTCGAATTGCTTGACCAAGCGTTTAAGTACGACGTTTGCCGATGTCATCAGCATCTGCATGCCGCCAACGGTGTCAGGGGCTGTGCCCTGTTCGCCTTGCATGAGAGTCGGCACGCCGGTCTCTGCGTCAGCAAGCTGCATGGCCATCTCGATGATGTTGGCCAGCTCGCCCTGGTGGCTGTTGAATTCGAACGTGGCGAACGCCTTGCGCACGTCGTCCAGGTCGTCTGTGGCGAACCAGATCTTGCGTGCGGACAGGTTCCACGTCTTGTCGGCCGGCGAGATAAGGCCGGGCTTGACGACGATCTGCGGGCCGCTGGAGACGCCGGCGTTGTCCATCATCTGGCGCCATGCCGCGTTCAGGACCTTCTGCTGTGCGCGCATAAGGTACGGCACGCCGTATCCCCACACCGTGTTGCCAGCCTTCTCCCAGACGAAGAAGTCGTAGGGCAGGGAGCCGTCTTCCAAGGGGTTCAGGAACGCCTTGACCACCGTGTCGTTGATCATCACCACGGTCGCGCTGATTGACTTGAGCGGGTCCTTGTCTGGCAGCCGCATCCCAGTGGCCTTGAGGTCCTCGTAGTCGACCTCGCCCGTGTACTCCCACTTCTCGTACAGGTCTTCGGCGATGTCGGTCTGCTCTTCGTCGCGGATCTCCTGCATGGCGTGGCTGCGCTTGGGGCCTTCCTCGAGCACCTTGCGCAGCTGGTCCTTGATGTAGCCTGGCTGCTTGGCCAGTTCTCGCACTCGGCGCGCCGTCAGCTCCTCGCGCTCATAGATGCCCTTGCCGTTCTGCACGTTATCGCCGCACCCCGGATCAGGGAACACGTTGCGCGGGTCGATGCGGTAGCTGGAGGGTGACTCTTCCTCGACCATGACCAGCGTGTGCACAGACTCACCGCTCATGGGGTCGACCACTTCCTTCCAGGCTTTTCGGAATCGATTCGTCACCACGGGGCCTTTGAGCACACCGGTGCCCAGCTTGGCAGCGTCGTGGATCATCTTGCGCAGCTCGCCGTTGTAGTCGCACTCGACCAGCTGATCCTCGATCTCGGTCTGCATGGCTTTGGCTTTTTCGTTGGCGTCTCGCATGATCGCCCGCGCGATCTTCTTCATGGGCACCGGGTTGCCCTGCTCGTCCGTGACCGTCTCGCCGGTCATGGGGTCGACTGCTTCCTGGCCGTCCTGCACCAGCTCGCTGATCAGCGGGTCCGGTGTTGGCTTGATGCCCCAGTTGCGGTCGTCTGTGGGCAGTATGATGTCGGTGAACCGGGCCTCGGCGGCGTTGGTCTTCTGCCGTGTCAGGCCGATGTAGACGGTCGAGCGATGAGGCTTGGCGCCCTGGGTAGTGACCGGGTAGCCCTGCTCGACGCTGGTCATCATCTGGCTGGCTGCCTTGTTGATGTTGTCCTTGCTGTCGTACTGGTCCTCGTCTTCGCTCCAGCGTTTGTCGACGCCCAGGGCGTACCGGGCGCGAACCCACTTGTCGCGCTGACGCCCCATCGACTGGCCAAAGGCCTGCAGCTTGGTCAGGCGTTCCTGTTCTTCGTTCTGCTCGATTTCTTCGGGCGTGTGCATGTCAGTACCCTGCCACTGGATCAAAGATGCCGAACGGCACTACCGGCACATTGAAGCGCTGGGTGCCCGTCTCGGACTGTGTTTTTGCGGATCGCCGCATCATCATTGCGTACCTGGTAGCGGCCATGAGGTCGTCGACCTTGGTGACGATCAGGCCGTCCTTGCGGTGGTACAGGCGGAACTCCTCGAACCACTCGCTCAGATGACTGAACACGCGCAGTCTTCGGGTCTGCATCCGTTCCAGCATCTGGGCGACGCCCGCCTCGAGGCCATTGCTGCCATCCTCGAACGTGGCCCGCTCCTTCAGCATCGCCAGCCCTTGGGCCTTGTACTGCGCAGCCAGCTGCTGGCCAGAGCCCTTGTCGCGTTGCAGGCCATCGTGCGGCCAGGCGACCGGTATCCAGTCGCCTCGACTGCGGATCGCTGCAGCGTGCTGCACGATCGACGTGTCTTTGACCCGGTACGTGTCGGTCACGTACAGCGTGTCGCTGTCACGGTCCCACGCCAGCCACACTGCTGCGGTGGGGTGGTCGATACCGAAGTCGATGCCCACGATGCGGGGCCAGTGTGCTGGGATCTGGAACGGCTGTATCGCCACCGCCTCGTCTGCGAGAGGGAAGACTCGGCCGGAACCCATAGACGGGATGCCTTTGGTCCGCGCGTCTCGCTCGTGTTCGGGGTAGCTGGCGATGATGCGCTCTCGCTCCTCGGCGCTGTAGTGCTCAACGTCGTGCACGGTCATGTTCGTGACTGTCGTGCCGTCCGGCTTGTCTAGCAGGAAACGGCGCACCACGTCGGACATGCCCATCAGCGGGGTGAACGTGACGAACACCAGGCCGCCGGTGGCGTTGGTTCGCGTGAGCGCTTCGCTGTAGATCGGCATGGGAGGCTCTTCGTCGAGCCAGACGCCGTCGACCGTGTCCGCCTGCCATTTGGTGCGGCCCTGATCGTAGGAGTTGAACTGGATGACGCTGTTCTCGCCGCTGACGTGCTTGACAATACAGCTGGCCACCGCGTCAGCGACGCCCTGGCGCATGCTCGTGTCGACGAGGCAGTCGTAGGGTATCGCGCCAGTGCCCCACTCCTCGCGCAGCTCAGGCGGCCCCAGCAGGAGCCGCTGTTGGCCTTTGCGCGTGAGCTCCGCAGATTCCGACCCGATCATCCACCGCGTGGCCCGTGGGAATCGTCTGCCGGTCCACCACTCCGGGTACCGGCCAGTGGCGTGCATGGCCACCTCGAACGCGCCGCTGAAAGTCTTACCGGACTGGTTCGCCGCCATGAACAGGCGCTCACGGTAGTCCGCCCCTGCGCTGTGGAACTCGCGCTGCTTGCCATACGGCGTGTATGCGGTAAGCCGATTGCGCTTCTTGCGCAGCTCCTTCTCGCGCAGCAGATCATAGACTAGCTGCTTCTCCTCGAGGGAGAGCCTGGACAGGTCTATGGACGGCTGCGCAACAGTCACTCGGTCACCGCCTTGGCCAGCAGTGTCGCGAGACGCTGATCCAGCTCCTCGGATGACAACTCGAGCGCGCCGGAGACTTTCATCTCGACCGCTTTCAGCTTGGGCTGGTTATATTGTAACAATTCGGTCAGCGTGCGGATTTTGGTGTCGGTGTCGACCAGGCCAGTGGTGACTATCTGGCCTTGGGCGTCGAGCACCGGCCTGCCTTTGGCGTCGAGCACCGGGACTCGAGTCGCCAGCGCGCGGGCGATCTCCACAGCCGGGTCCAGGCCAGCCTCGAGGCAGGCCTCTGCGACGGTGCGCAGATTGATGCCCCCAGGTCGACGCGCGGACGTGTGGCCGGCGTGCCCGCCCCCGTTACGCCTGCCCGTGGTGGGCGAGACGTGCAGACGCCCCGACACGGTCGAGGGCACGTCAAAAGCGTTGGACGTGGCGAGCAGAGGGGCGCCGTCGTCGTCCTCCTCTGGCCGCCGCTGCTTTTTCGCCTGTGCTCTGTAGGGGATCTTGGCGCTCATACCTTGCCTGGGATCACACCGCCGCTGAAACCGCTGATGGCGCCAGGCTTACCGCCGTGCGACTTGTACGGGGTCTGGGTGGCGTTAGTGCCGGGCATCGGCACGCTGACTTTGCCAGGGATCTCGCCCTTGCCTTGAGTCTGGTTGCTGCCGGTGGGGCCGGCTGATCCTGCGCGGAAAACGTCTTTCATCACATCATCTCCTCTTCGGTGGCTGCTTTTTCGCGTGCGGTAGCCTCGGCGTTCCACATCGCTTCGGGACTCTCTTCTTCGGCGCCGACCAGATCCTCGATGGCGTCCAGGGCCTCTTCTACGGCCTCGAACGACATCATCTGCGGAGCGCCGCCGTCCATCTCCACGGAGACAGACACTGTGCCATCGTCGGCAATTTCAAGCGTGATTTTCTGCGGCATGCTATTTCGTCTCCTGTGAGTTGTCGCCGATCGCGAGAATAGCCGCGAAGGCTTGATAGATCAAGACTTTAAACCTGATCAAGATTTTCTCTATTTGTTTTTTCTATCGATCCGAAGAAACGGATAGAAAAGATTATTTGCTAAATGCTTGACGTTAAGTATCAAGCACCGTAGTCTGTAATCACCACTGCGGACCGGCGCAGACCAAACACCGGGGGCCGGGGCGGATGCTCCAACGAGACAAGCCGGCCAATCGTATAGCGCTGACGCTGCGCTACTGATGAGGCCCAGCAGGCCGAAACGATGAGTCCCAGGAGGA